TCGAGCCGTCTGCGCTCTGGGTCTCGGTCACCATACACAGTAGCATGGGACCTGGCTGCGTTGGTGCCCACGAGGGCTTCGAGCTTGCGAAAGCAATAGTCGCCATGGGCCAAAAATAGCCACCTCACGCCAAGGGACTCTTTGTTCATGATCGCCAACGCATAGAACTTTGTCAGCGCCAAGGCCCAGTAATTGTCGTCGCACACCACGTCAAGAGGCTCTCCCTGCTCGCCGCGAATGACTTCGTGCTGGGAGCTCAGTGAGCAGTGGGGCAACTTCCTGATGGCCTTGAGAACCTTAGGGACAATGACAGCTACTTCGTAATTGTCAGACTTGCCGTTGGGTAAGCCAATCCATGCGGATAGCATCTCAAACACGGCGTTGCGTCCGACCATATCGAAGTCGTCGGAAGTGGTTGCCGGCTCGAAGATGAAGCCGGTAGCCCTGCTGAGCTCGGCGGAGTACTTGACAATAGTCTCCCTTGTGCCGAGCTCGGACCATCCCTCAGACTTCGGGGGTATGATTACGTGGGCCTGATCGTCGCCCTCATACACGCCCATGTGGTAAGTATGAATTTTACTCTCCTCAAGGGCGTCGCACTTGACGGATGTATCGTCGACCATGTGGGGAGCCAGCGGCTCCCATTCGACAAACTCCGCTACGTGCGGGAGGGCGTGGCGTTGCCACGCGGGGTGTTTAGAAGCGGCGGCGTGCCGCTCGGCCGTTCGCCACTTCTGATACGCGTCCTCACCATACACGCGCAAAACACACACACCGTTCTCAACGGTTGATTCCAACCGGTTGATGAACGACGTCGGGCCGATGCCGGACAACAAAATTGCCAACAGCGGGGTTAGCTTCAAGGTCCAGAACTTGAGGTCCAACGTCCCGCGTGGGAACGCATCGTTAGTCAAGTGTTCGTCTGGTGAGTAAACATACCCTCGAGTGATCACCTTTTCCTCGAAGAGGTCGTTCATGACAGCTAAATACTTGATGCACTTCTTCCACACCGAATCTCGGAAGCACGCGTCGTTCTTGCTCTTGTCCGTCCCGAAGACTAGGGCGCCCTTTGGGACAGCGCGCAGAAACTCTGCGAACCGGATCCTCTTGGTGTCCTCAGTGAGGCCCTTGAGGTTGGTGTGGTTGTAGAGCACCGCATGAAGCGCTTCTAACGCCTTGACAATTGGCGATGTCCGCGCTTGATGCAGTCCCTCTGACCCGGCCACGCCCGGGGTGATGACTGCGCGCGCTCGCGCGCTGTCTTCCCCTTTCTTACAAGCGCCTGATGCTTTCAGGCGCTGCATGTGTTGGGCTGTGGCCTTGGTCTGGGAGAGCAGCTCGCACATGGCATGGTCCGTAGCGAAAAACGACTCGTCTGCAATCTGTTCCTCCAGCCACTTCTCGTAACTCTCAGTGGAGTACGAGTTGGGGCGGCCATCCTCGAGGAAATCATAGTCGAATCGCTGCTCGTCGGACGTGAGAAGCTCCTCAAAATCAGCCTTGTGATCTTGAATGAGCTCCTCCCACACGCGGTCGTGCTCTGGAGTTAGTCTAGCCTTTTCGCTCCTGTCTAGGTGAATGACGTACTCATCGGGTGTCCCCCTTGCAACCACAGTGTCGCTGTCGCCAAAGTGGCGATACACAGCTCCAATGAAGTTGAGGGGGTTCGTGTGGTCGTTCGGCGAGGGCTTGCCGAGCAAGTCCACCCCAACGTGGACAGCCCCAACCACATCCTTCTTCTCCTTGAGTTCGTACTCACCAAAAGCAGCGGTTTCATAGAGGACCATCACCTCGCTGAGGGTCCCCTTGATTTGAGGTGCCGGCACTGACAGCACCATAGGCGCCGTGGCGTGGCCTGCATCCTCCTTGGCCTGCGTGAGCTCGTCAATGGCCTCCTCCAGCTCCTGCGAGGCGAAGAAGTCCTTGAACTCGGGCTGGTTGCCTGAGTAGCCCAGGATATCGCAGTGGTTCTTGCCGGTGTCACC